GATATGCTCGTTAACCCAACTTGAATTAGCAAGTATTCTACTCTCTTTGTTGTTTCGCTGTGTCTTAGCCTTTATTACACACTTGTTTGAGTTGTATTTCTCTCTTATCTTGTCGCTTACTTTTTTACTAAAGAAACGACCACCATTATTACTTTCAAATATTGCCTCGTTAACATCGTTTATATATAATAAATCTGCTGTTCTTTCTTCTGTTATATCCATGCTTTCTTGTGTGAATAGAATATCAGTTATATATACTTCTTTTTCATATTCTACATAATTTATACTACAATAATAATCTTCTCCTGTATCTGCTGTATCTGTGTAATTACATTTCTTGTTATACTTAGGCAACTCGCTATATACTTTAAACTCGTTATATAGCCTATTCTTCATATCAATTAGTTTTTGATTGTAGTTTGCTTCTGCTATATCTGGATTCATTTCTTTTATTTTAAGTTCGTATGTTTCCCTATTCATTATCTCATCACATAACATACTTCCATCTTCTTGTATTACTGGGAATGTTATCTGTTTAACTAAGTCTTTATATTCACTTTGTAATAATCTACCTGCTAAATCGTTTTCACTCCATCTAGTCATTACAACTATTACTTTCCAATCGTTACCTTCTAGTCTTGAGAGTATCGTGTTAGTTAGCCAGCTCCAATGTTTATCAAGCACTAATTCATTGTATGCTTCCATATCGTTTTTTATTAAATCATCGATAATTACATATTTTCCACCTAATCCTGTACTTGTACCTGTTGGACTTGTTGCTAGATAACTCTTCTCTTCTTGACCTTCTAATGCCCATAACTTAGCACTTGCTTCACCGTATTTTATTTTAGTGTTAGGAAATATATCAGAATATATTATCTTATTATCTGTTTTCTCTTCTTGTATTGTATTTCTTACTTGTGTTGCAAATATACCACTTAATATCTCGTTATAACTACCTGTTATTATCTTTAACTTGTTGTCGTGTCCGAATAGCCACTCAACTGTATTTTTAACAGTAAAACTCTTTCCGTGTCTAGGAGGTACATTCAATAATAAGAACTTGTATTCTTCTTGTTCTGTAAACTCTTGTATTTCCTTACATATTGTTTTTAGATATTCTCTATCTTCTTTAAAAAAAGCAGGATATCTTAATTTACTATATTCCCATATACTACGCCTAGCAAGTTCTATCTTTGCTTGTTGTCTTACATAATCAGGTATCATCTATTATCTTCCGTTATGCATTGTATGTTGCCATATCTTAATTCTGTTCTAATGCATTTTTGATTTTTTACTTCAGCCGGAACAAAAGATAATATAATAATAAATATAATTACATGGAGTAACATTACACTAAAAAGAGTAAAGCCAATTAAAAGACTGTCTTTATCCATTATTTATCACCTGCTAACTTCTTTAATTCTTCCTCTGTTAAGTTCTTATATGGATTGTCTATTTTAACATTTGAATTACTCTCTATTTTTTGAATATATACTCCATCCATTTTGTTTAAAGTATCTATTGCTTTCATTCTTGTATCAACCTTAGTTGGAGTTGTATATAACTCTCCATCATTTCCGGAATAGGTTTCATATTCTTCGCCTTTTGCTATTTTAGTTAGTAATTCCATTCGTTCTTGTACACTTATTATAGTCTTTTTAGCCGTTCTCTCGGTCAACTCTTCATACCTTGCCCTAACCTTTTCATCTTTAAACAATATAGATGCCTTACTATCTATTGTTTCATCTTTCATATTAGAAGCATTATAACTGTTTTTATATGCTTCCCTTTGACTCATTCCTTTTATTAAGTTTTGTACGAACTTTTCTTGTTTAGCTGTTAGCATATAATCACCTCTGTTCTCTTTATATCTATTTTTTCTTTGTTACTTTCTTTTTAATAGTTGTTTTGGGTTTGACTTCTTTGTTATTGTCTTTTACTTCTTCTATGATTTCTTTTACTTCTTCTTTTACATCTTCGATTATTTCTGCTAAAGGTGTTTTTACCTTTATATCTCTATAATTTATAATAACTTCTGCTCTCTCGTTATCTACGATGTACTCATCACCTTTAATTACTTCTTTGTTTAATACTGTATCAGTATAATTTTGTAATGCTTTTATCTTTTTCATCTTTAAATCTCCTTTATATAACCTAAATTTTTTAAATAATCATATCTTTCTTCTGTGGGTATTTCTATCATATCACCTTTTTTATAATATCTATTTCCTTCTTGCATATATGTAGATGGTATAATGACTGTTGCTAATCTTGGATATTCATTATGTACATAATTATCTTTCTTTCCACCTAAATCACCTATTAAGTTTGTCCACTCTTTTATTGAGTATTTAGGTTCATACTTAAATCCTTTTAAATCATTCTTATACATTTTGTCTATTACATCATCTAAATTACTCATATCTTGTTTTAAAATATACCCATTGATTCCTTCGTCTATTTGTTCTCTTACTGAAGCCCATTCACTTGCTATTACTGGTACTCCACATTCTAAAAATTCTGTTACCGTGTTTCCCCAGCTCTCCGTTTTGCTACCTTGAAAGCCAAAATCATTGCCTTTCATGTAGTCTATTACATTAAGTCTTGGCTTCATAAATATAAAGCCATCTATATCTTCATCAGGTTTATCATTAGTAAATACCGTCCAAATAAATGGATATCCTTTTTCATTTAGCCTCTTAGCCATTGCTTTCATTTTGTCATAACCTTTTTCCCAAGACAATCTGCTTGCGGTCATTATTCTTAAACATCTTTTTGGAGTTCCTATATTAAACAAGTTATGTAGTGTGCCACATTTAAATTGTGGATTTTGTTTCATAAATTCTTTTGCACTTGCTTCACTATCAGCAAAGAATTCTGTTATTGCGTTGTTATGAGCATACCTATAATTGACATCTTTGACATTACAACATATTTGTTGTATTACTCTATTTGCTTTTACTGTATTAAATATTGAAGATGGATTGAATCCATACAATAATAAAACATCACATTCTATCTTTTGCCCTGTATATTTAATGCATTTAACTTGTCTTTGAATTCTTCGTAATTGCTTACTATCACAATTATCATATATAAATATTATATCATAATAATCTTTAAGTAAATTGCAAGCATTATATACTGCTGTTTCTATTCCGCCTATTATTGATAAAAAAGATCTAAATATTACTACCTGCGTTTTAATTACTTCTTCTTTATTTTCTTTAATCTCGCCCCTGCTATATTGTTTTGTTAAACTGTCTTGACTATCTCTATTGTATATGTAGAGTATATCTTCTATATTAACCTTTTTACCTTTTCTAACCTTTAAATTAAATTCAGTATCTTCTCTTATGTTTTTTAATTCATTAAATCTTATATTACCTATTGCTTTTCTACTATAACAACAATTCCATACACAAGTGTTATCTGCTGGTGGCATATCTTTAATTATACATTTATAAGTGCCATCTTTTGTTTCCCAACTCATAAGTCCATAATCAAATTCTTCTTCTTTTATCTTGTCTAACCACATTTTAACATAGTTTTTAGCAACATTGTCATCTCCATCAATAAATAGTAGGTATTTGCCTGTTGTGTTGTCTATACCCGTGTTTCTAGGTTTACTAGCATTTCCACTATTTACTTCGTGATGTATTATTTTTATGTTATCACTCTTATATTTGTCTAACTCTAAAGTATTAACATCATCATCTACTACTATAACTTCAACTTCTTTTGTTAGTTGTGTTTTAATATTATCTAATAATACTTTAGTCAACTCCAAAGTTTTGTGATAAGGTATCACTATTGATAACTTAATTGTAGAATCCTCTTTTTTCGTAGTCAACTTGTATTCCCTCCTTATCAAATAATTCTTTTGTTTCCCTGCTCCATTTTCCTTTGACTATTCCCCACGGTTTGCGTGTTAAGTCATAACCTACATCTATTATCTTCTCATTAGTATTGTTTATTAAATGTATGTACTCACTATCTATCTTTGTTAGTTCCCACTCTTGAGCTGTTTGTTCTTTATCTAATCTTTCTATTAGTCTTTGTCTATTCCATATACTAGGTTGAGTGCTATTTAAGTAATGTTGATTGTTTAGTTGTATATCATATCTGTTGTTTAATCCTACACCTTGTCTATACTTAAATTCAAAGTTATATACTATTGCGTTTGTTTCTTTAATTACATTTAAACATTGTTCTATTTTGTTTATATCTACCTTGCTATGTATAAAATAATCGTCTAGCATTAATAGTACATATTCACTATCTAATTCTTGTAACGCTTCCCTTAATCTTTTAGTCCAAGCACCTTGTTTTTTTATTGTGTCAAAATAAGTACAATCTTTTGTTTCAGTTACTATATAAGTTTTATAATTGTTTTTAAAATATTTATTATATAAAATATTAAAAGGTTTCCAACAATCATTATAACTATCGCAAGACATCACTAAAACCTCTAACATCTATCTATCAACTCTTTCAATTCTTCGTTTGTATATCTTTTTGCATTATCACTTGTTAGTGGTTTGTCATATACTTTATCATTTGTGTAATCTTCATTGTATATGTAATAGTCTTCTGTTTCGGTACAATGGTTTAATTCTCTTTCAGTTAATAATGCTTCATCTGTTTTCTCACTTTTAACTATCCCAACTATAACTTGATTATCACTTATGCAATCAGCAATTTGTTGTACTGTAGCACTTTTGCTCTTATATATTATTAAATCTTTATGATTTCCATATTCTAAAGCATATAATACACTTGCTACTGCCTTCTCTATTGGTATATAAAATCTTGTCATATTTGGATCTGTAAGTGTTAATGGTTTCCCCTCACTTGCTAATTGTTTAAAGTAAGGTATAACGCTTCCACTTGAACCTGCTACATTTCCATATCTCGTCATCATTATGATTGTGTTATTGTTTTTAGCACCAACGACTAATCTTTCTCCTGCATATTTTGATACTCCATAAGTAGTGCAAGCATTAGCCGCTTTGTCTGTTGATAAACACACTAATCTTTTAACATTGTTTTCTATACAAGCATTTATAACATTTTTAGTGCCATTTATATTTATCTCAAAACATTCTTCTGGGTTCTCTTCACATTTTTTTACATGTTTTAACGCTGCTGTGTGTATGCAATAGTCAACTCCATTAAGTTTGTCTAATAGTTTATTATAATCTCTTACATCTCCAAGTATAAATTCTAATCTATTGTCATTATATTTTCGTTCACTTGCAACTTGTTTTTCCTCGTTACGACTATATATGCGAATTTCTTTCACCTTTGTTTTTAATAGGGTTTTTATCATTTCATTTGCAAAACTACCATTGCCAGTAATTAAAACTATTTTGTTTTCCCAATCCATACTATTTACCTCTTTCATAATCATTAATAGGTTTTTTATGTGATATTAATTCATCACTATTTAAACCAACTATTAAATAATCGCCTCGTTCTTTTGCTCTTTTTAATAAGTTTAAATGACCATAATGATATAAATCAAATGTTCCAGTAGTAAATATTATTTTCATTTTTTATCACCTTTTATTATTTCGTTATATGGCTCATAAATATCATAAAATAATCTATGCTCTAACGTTATTAATGTAGCGATATCTAATGCTTCATAATCAATTTTTAATAACTCTTTTAAGTATTGTTTTATCAATTTTATATTATTTTTTTTATATGCTTCCATATTATCAATGGTCATTTATATCACTCCTATTTTAATACCTTTTGAAAAGATATGTATTTGATATCGGTTAAGCCATTTTCCTTGCTAAATGTAAATATTTCTTGTCCCGGTTGACTTACATATCTTTCTTTGTAGTGCCATCTATCTATACCACTTGGACTAGATAACCTAAAAACTGTAAATCCGTTTAATTCATCTATTTTTTGTTTATGGTGTAAATGACCTAATAAGATATATCTGTGTTCTGTGTCACCATATATTTTGTGAAATTCTTTACTCATGCTTTCTACTATTCTTTTGTAGTTACTATCACCATGAGTCATAAACACACTTGTATTACCCATTTTAATGGCTTGTACTTCTTTGTAGTCATCTTTGAAGTTAATAACATCATCATTTATAAATCGTTGTTGTAATGCTCTAAAAAGTGCATATTCTAATTGGTTTGCATGATTACCTTTAACTAAAAATACTTCTATCTCGTTATATTTTTCTCTTAATGTTAAAAGAGATTGCAGTTGTAATCTCAATCCTATATCAAATAGTTCATAACTACTTATTCCACCACATTGAAATGTTCCTTTAGTTGTTGTATTATCAGGTGTATCAATATTTATAAAATCGTTTCCAATTCCGTAAACTAACTTATTTGATTTCCTATACTCTTGTTCTTCACACAAAACATTTACAATTGTTTCATATCTTTCTATTGCTATATCTACATTGTAATTTTCGCCTACATCAAACTCTCTTGCTTCTTTTCCTAGGTGTAATTCAACTGCTCCTAATACCGTAACACTATCTTTATCTAATTCTGTGTCTTTTACCTTTTTAGGTAGATTAATAGGTTTTATCTTTTTATTAAAAACATTATCAATAATATCTAACATTTCATTTGGATTTAATTCTTTAGTTTTAGGTTTAATTTTAAACTTAACTGCATATAATTCTTTGGTATTTTGCTCCTTAGTATGTTGTTGCCAGTTACTAAAGCTCATCATTACAAATTCCCACTCGTATGGATCATATCCTAATATTTCTAATACTCTATCCGGACTTGCTTTTTCTTTTGGACTTAAATTAACTATCTTTTGTGCTTCTACAGTTCCATCACCGTAACGAGTTTCATATTCATTTCCATTGTTAACTGTATTAGTAGTAATATTAGCTAACCTCTTATATCTTTTTCTTACTGCTTCACTTGATAGGTTTAAATTTAATCTATCATTAATAATATCTGCAACATCTTGCCAAGTTTTTGTGCCTTGTTTTACTTCTGCACCTAATTCTTTAATTAAATCTTCTAACAATTTTCATACCTCTTTTATTTCAATTCCATACTTGTGCATAAATAGTTTCTTCTTAAGTTTATAAATATCTGTTTGAAAACTTTCACTTGCTTTTACATCTTCTATTACTTCATTGCCGTTTTCTTTATAAACAAAGTCGGCTACATAATTAATAGCTCTTATTGTTTTACCATTGATTTTAAATTTTGGTTGTAACTCATATTTAACTTGCAATCTTAAATCTGATATTAATCCTAATCGTTCTTTTTGTTTTAATTCAATGTATCTATTTCCCTCTTTTTGGCTATCAAACTTTATTCTGTCAATTATTACTTTTTTATTTCCATATTTGCTTTTCTTTTTCTTTTCTGCTGTTGTTATCGGGTAACTGAGTTTTTTGGGTATCGGGTAGCTTATTTCTTTCATTTTTTTCAAACTCCTCGCAAAGTCGTGCAATCGGACATCTATCACATTGATTTCTCATAAAGAAATCATAACTGCATATAAATCCCGTTTCATTCTTCTTCATTTCAACTTTTTATAAATTTCTTCCCATATCTCTTCTTTATGTTCCACTAAGATGAATATAATAAAAGCCATTAACCCCATTAAAGTCGTTGCTATTATTGAAAACATTATTTGAAATATTGTCATAAATTCAACTCCTTAATATTTTTACTGCCTCGCTAACCCACCAAATGTTTAATATTTGCAGTATGCCATTTCCCTTGTTATCTGCTCCCAACTAAAAAAACACCATAGGTGTTTTGGTATTATCTCATATTACTATATTAACACACTAAGGGTGCCGTCGGAGTGCCATATCAGTAAAAAATCAATATTTATTGCAAATTCTTTTTAATTGTCTTTCGCTGTAATTCCATTTTTCAGCTAATTCTTGATAAGTTAGTCCATTTATCTTGTCTACGATTATTTTAACTTCTGCTTCATTTAATTCACTTATTGCCTTCAATTTACTTATTAATAACGTTTGATAAGCTAATATGCTTTCTGTTAATTCATATATTTTAACGTCAAACTCATTATCTTTAATGACATAATGGCTAAATTTATCAAAAATCATTCCAGAGTTTGTAACTATATCTTTGTATACAATTGCACCAGGCTGTGTCTTATTGAAGTTGATAGCTTTTTTTGTTAAGTAAAAGTTAAGCTTAGCCTCTAAATCTTTTATATTATATTTTATTTCCTTTATACTTAATTCTTTTTGCAACTCTATCATTTAATCCTCCTTATTATTCCCCCTGATTTAGTTTTATAAATTTTTGAAATGTTCTTAAGAAATCTAACTTGCTAATAGTTACTACTTCTTTATTACCTGTTTCTTTTTCTTTGAAGTGTGTTTTAATTATTTCTTGGGTGATCCAGTCTGAACTGTATTCCATGTTGTCTTTCATTCTTTCGCCTCTTTATATCTATTCATTTGATACCTCTTCAACTAACTTACTAATTTTTTCATATTTTTCTAAATAATTACAGATACTTTTAAAATCTTCTTCCATATCTTTTAAGTTATATTTTTTAAACTCTTCAATACTTCCATACATTGTTTTCATAAAATCTTCAAAATCAAATTTATTTTTAATATCATCTTCGTTTGTAATTTCACTTCTCTTTGTATATTCTATAAATTCAAGCATAAAATTTATTGTATAGCTAAATCTATTTATATCTTTTATCTTATCTAGCTTCTTATTTGCTATGTCTAGTTGGGATTGTAAATTTTCAAAGTATTTAGCGACTTCTTCAACTGACACTCCATCTTCAAACATATCATATATTTGGCTTAATATTTCTTCTTTACTCATCTATAATCACTCCTTTTCTAGTTTGAAATTCTTTTGTAAATAACTCCTATGGTATCTTTTTATAAAATCTTCTTCAGTTTTATTATAATATTCTTGCCATGTTTTTTGTCCTTTTTGCTTTAAATATAAATTAAGTTCTTTTCCGTCACGACCATGTACTCCTTTTGACCCCCTATGTGACTCTGGTGTTAAATATACAAACAGCCCATCATTATCGCTTCTGTTTCTACTCTTAGTTCCCATAAATATATGATGTTTTTCTGTATATGGTGGCACTCTATTAAGAGAATATAAATTATCTGATGGCATTATACTATTTTTCATTAGACCATTCCTTATTTATTTGTTCTTGTACTATTCTTAGTTGTAATTTTGTGCAATTTATACTTTCTAAATTGGCATTATATATCACTTGTGCTACATCTCTATCAAATCTTAATTTTGCTATTTCTTGGTAACCATATATTACCTGATTTATTAAAGTTACAGGCATTCCATTATCTTTTAGTTCTAGTGCTTTTTTATTTATTGCTATTTTGTAATCTCTTTCTGTTTCTGCAAGTTTACTTCCATTTGTTCTTAACAACTTCAATGATGCAGATAATTTATCATTTAAAATTTGTAAAACATTTACTAAATCCACATTACACCTCCTAGACTTATTTTAAGGCTACTAGAGGCTTGTTTTGTGTATGCCCCTAGTATTTATACCTTTTTTGTTAAATGTTGCTCAAAAAGGCAAATCTTGGCTTGATATTTCGTTTTCAAATTCTGCATAAGGATCTTGCATTGCATCCCTTAATATTTCGTGGTCTGTCTTTTCTTTTTTAATATCATCTTTTGTTTTTGTATCTAAAAACATTACACTATTCGCTTGAATTAATACCTTGCTTTGCTTTTTGCCTTCGTATTCCCATGTTTGTTGCACAAGCTTTCCTGATACTGCAATCTTACTTCCTTTGCCACAGTATTTGGCTAGGTTCTCGGCTTGTTTTTCCCATACTTGCACATCTATAAAGTATGTTTTTTGACTATCCCCATAACCCTCATTTACTGCTAATGTTACAGTAGTTATTGCTTTATTATTTTGAGTATATTTTAATTCTACATCTTTAGTTAGATTTCCTATGATATTAATATTATTCATTATTCATTCTCCTCTCTTTCTTTAATTTATTTACTTCATCTATTAGTTCGTTTACTTTAATTGCGATTGTTTCTTCTATTGATTGACCATATACTTTAAATATACATTTATCATTTACATAATGTATATCAATCAACTCAATCTCTTCCAACTCTTCTTTTGGTTCTTCTATTATTTCTACTCCATAATTTAATTCTTCTTTACTCATAGATAACGCACTCATTAAATCTGTATCAGCACTATTATCATAATAATTATCTAAATGTTCTACCCATTCAAACTTATAGCACCAATGGTCTATTCTTATTTTTTTTGGTACTTCTTCCCCGTTTGCTATCTTATTTAATAAATCTATTATCTTCATTGTTTATTCTCCTCTAGTAAAAACCATTTGCCTTCTTTGAATTCATAAACACCTTCCACGAATTTAGCACAATTAAATTGATGTTGCCCACTATTGCCACAACCATATCCATTCCCTTCTTTTTCAAAAACTTCAGACACTTTCCATATTGCAGGCCAACCTTCTTCATACTCATCTGCAAATATACTGCCGTCGTGACTGAAAATTCTCCATTCTTTAGAACTTTTAATTTTATCAGTTTTAGTTCCTATAGAAACCATTTTAATTCCAACTTTAGTACATTCTTCTAAAAATCTATTGGTGTTCTTTTTAGCTTCTTCTAGTTTTTTAATAATTTCTTCTCTATATGATTCTAATTCTTTTAATTTATTATCATAATTTTCAAATATTCTATTTACTTTCATATCTATTCCTCCTTATTTTCCAAATATTCTTTTAATTTGTTTAGTAATTCTTTTTTTGATTTTCTTTCTATTTCTACAACTTGCCCGAGTTCTTTTTTAGGTAGCCATATAACATAAAGTTTTTCAAAATGTTTCCCACTCGCTAGTTCATAAAATGATAATTGCCAACTCAAGTATTCCTTGTCTAGTTCTGCCGTTGTTTTTATATCTGCTAATGAGTAATTTCCTTTGATATTCGCCACCATATCGTATCGACCACAATAGTCATATTCGTAAGATACCATTTGCTCTTGCTCTAGTACTTCAATGTTGTGTTTTGCCTTTAGTTTTAGATATTGCTCTATACTTGCCTCTTGTATGTAGTTGAGTTCCGGTAGTTCTTCGTTGTTCTCTAGGTTCTCGATTGCTTTATGAATCACTGTGCCATATTCTGCTTTTTTATTTAATATTTCTTTATCAATATTTTTATACTTATCAGGAAAGATGAAATGTAGTACCTGAGAAACGCTTGGCAAGATTATTCCATCTTTTAAGTAAATATGTTGTTTTTCTATGAATTCAATCATAATTCTACTGATATGCTTATACTTGCACTTACATCAGATGTTTTAGAATAACTTTCATAAATTTCAGGAAGTTCATTTTTAAGTCTTGTTGTATCTATGCTTGTTCTAGTAGTTGCCTTTTTGTATATAACACTTATTCCATCTTTTATAATTGATGTTTTTCCTAGTTCTTGCATTTTTTCTTTTAAAATTTCTTTGAGTTCTTTTTCTGCTAGTTCCATTCTTAATTGAAGTTTTTTAAACTCTTTATATTCGTTTATAAAGTTCTGATTTATAGTTATTTCATTGTTGTTTATTGTTACTAATTCGTTATTCATTTTCGTTTCCTCCTTTCATTATTTTTTTAATTATTGTGCTTGCCTCAACGATTGTTAAATCATCGATTTCTTTTTTGTAAAATTCAAGTGCTTTTTTAACTGTTTCGTTTTCTGCATTATTTAGTAGCATCTTTTTTTGTTGCTCTGATATTGGTATTTGTGTTTGTGCTTCTGTTTGTGTGCCACTTTGTGTCTTTGTTTTAACTTCTTGTTTTACTTGCTTTTGATATTCATCCGTATCTGCGTCTTTAGTATCATCAATATTAAACAAACCATTTAAAGCATATTTTCTTGCGTAACTACTTGCTGTTCCTGTTATTTGCGATCCATCCATCCCTTTTTTTGTTTCTTCTTCTCTTGCATAAGCAGTATTAGATATAGTTTTTTCGCTATCTAAATCATAGATCGTTGCAATAGCGTTAATGTAATATCTATCTCCTATGTTTTTTAACTCATCACTTAATATTAGTGATAATCTATTAGTCTTTAATAATGGTTTTACTGCTTCTAATATATCTTCTGCACTTCTATAATTATAATTTCCAAAATTATTTTTTTGATTTTTTGGCGCTTTAAGTTCATTTTGAACATTACTTAATTTTTCTAATATGTTTTCTTGCATCTTTTTTTCTTCTTTCATCTTTCCTCTTTCCTTTCTCGTGTATAAGTCTAACAAAAAATAGACTTATTGTAAGCGGTTAGTTTTAACGTGTGTACGAGTTAACCACCTACAATAAATCTATTTATCCCTCGTACACTATAATAATTATAACATAATGACTGTATTATTGCAAGTCATTATTCTGATCATTTAACCAGTCATAGTCAAATAATTCCTTTTCTTCTGCTGACATTTCTTTTGTTTCTGGTTTTTTCTTAATTTCATTATCTTGAATCTCTTGAAGTGTTTTATATCCGTTAGCTTTCCAATTTCTTAATATTCCATTTACATAGTTAAAAGTTTTCTTATTACTTAACACAGATATTTTAACAGCATAATTAATTATTTCTTCTTCGTATGACGACAACCACGATTCAATAGTTTCATATTCCATTGGACTTAAAGTTCTTCCAAAATTGGATTCTATATTACTGTATATATTAGTTGTAGTTGTTGTTTCTAAATTATTATTTTTATCTTTATTTTTTAATTCTATTTCTATCTCTATATGTTCATCAGAATTCTTGTTAGAATTCTTGTTAGAATTCTTACACTCTGGCAATAATTCCTGTTTTTCTTGATTAATTCTTCTTTGATATTGCCTTTGTCGGTCGGCATTTGTTGAGCTCTTACCTATAAAATTCTCAATATCTAACATATATATTGCACCATTATTTAATATATCCAATATTCCTAATTCTTTAAATATTTTAATTGCTTTATCTACTACATCAATATTATGCCTTGTTATTTGTGATATCATTTTTGAATTATAAGGTATTCTATCTTTATACATTAATCTTCCTTTTTCTTTTAGACTTTTTAAATATAATTTTAAAAGTATATTTGAATATAGATACCCGTTTTCCATACTTTCCAGAAATATTAAATCATCACTTTCAAAAAAATTTTCTTTTAGCATTAAATAATAATATCTCCCATTAGTTTTACTTTCTTCTTCCATTATTTGCCTCCTATCTTGATTGGTACTAATGCAATTGATCCATCGTCGTATAATTCAACATAAAAATCTTTTGCCTTGATATTATCCATTATTATTTTTGGTAATAATAGTCTGTTTTTGTAATCCAATTTTTTCATAATACGGATAATTAATTTTTTTGTTTCCACTCGTACACCTCCTCTACTATCTTAATTATACCACTAACGCCCACTAATTGCAAGACTTTAATTACCTCCACAATTATCTATCATATTTTTCATAGATTTATCTAACGCATTTTTAAAGTCATCTTGTAATTTTTCTGATAATATTTGTAAGTTTTCCATAGTCATTTTAATATCAAGTATTCTTTCTAAATTTAGTCCATTTAATATAGTTATTACTTCTTCTATTGAATAACCATTTATAGTTGTTGGTTTTAATTCTTCTAGGTCTTGAAGTATTTCTTTATAAGCAAACGCTTTTGATAAATCTGCATACTTATTATCTAAATCATAATTTTCATTCATTTGTTCTTTATATTTTTCTATTAACTTATCTATCATTATTTAACACCTCCGTTTTTCTTTTGATAGTCTAACATTTTTTTGTATAATGTATTGACTTCAATTTTAAAATAATATGCTAGGTCGCAAACCATTTTTGTTGGCATATTTCCAACGTTACGTTGCCCTTTTGCATAACGATATAATGTATATATACCAAGTCCCAAATCTTTTTGTACCTGATATAATGATACTTTTTGTCCCTCAAATAACTTTATCATTGTTGATCCTCCTTAAATAATTCTTTAAATTTTTCTTCTAAATCATTTTACTTCCTCCTTGTTAATTTTATGCATATTATCATATAATATATTTTCTAAATCAATTAAAATTTCGCCACTATCTTTGTCTGTTAACCAGATTTTCTCTATATATTCTTTTATCTTATCTAACTTCTTATTTGCTATATCTAACTCGCTAATAACCATTCCTATTGCGTTTATATCTGTTTGATTTAATTTAGTGTCTAATCCATCAATATGGTCAAAGATAATTATTTGATTTTGATAGTATAATTTTATATTTTGATGTTCTGGTAACTCATATATTTTCATTTGATACCTCTTTTTCTAATTCTTTTAATCTTTTAATTTCGTTTTCATTGTAAACCGCAACTCTATAACCATATTTTGTTTTTTGCATAGAAACAACAATTCTATTTTCTGTTTCATATCCAAATGTTGTAACATAACAATATTCTGTATTATCATTTGATATTTTGCCTTGTTTTATACACTCATTAACATAATAGAATAAATCTAAATCAGTAATTTTATTTGGTGTATAATTGTATATAATAAATTTATTTTTTATCTTCAACATATCTATTCCACCTATATTCCATTAATTTTTTCAATTTCTTGCATAAACTCAATTACAAAATTTTCAATTTCTAATGATTTTGGTGTATCCCTTTTTACATTTTTTTTATTAAACCATTCAAACATATATTCCCAAGCATTTTTATATTTTAGTAGTTCTTCATTATCTTTTGAAAGTTCTAAATATTCTTTTTTCCAGCATTCTATGTTGTTACTATTTTGATTTATATCTTCTATCATTATTTACTCCTTATTCATTATTAAATTTTTCTTCTAAATCAAATACTGTATATTTGTTATATTTCATTGGTCTTGAAGTTTTACTTTGTAAATCTTTTAATTTGTTCCAGTATTCAGGTAGATATTTATAATAATTTTTCAATTCTTTTAAATTTTTGTTACAACAACACCAACAACTAACCCTATCTAATATACTATATAATTCAATTCCATCTTCTAGCCAATTAAATCCTTCAGCATAACAATATTTTAAACAATCCTTTTCGGTCATATTCCAATCTGCTAAGGGAAATAACTTGTTGCCTTTTCTTTCTTTTTTTAATCTATTTGACTCATCAACCGCTATACCTACATATTCATAGTTACCTTTACAATATTTTTCTATTGCTTTTAGTTTCTCAGTAGTTCCCCAACGACAAACCCCTCCACACCAAGAGTAACCAAAACTTTTTTCACCATTTCTTTTATTAATTGGCTTTTCAAACATAGTATATAAAAATGGTTGCTCTGGTTTAAGTTCTGTATATTTAATGTCATTATTTTTTAACAATGGTAATATCTTATTTCTAACATTATAAATGGCTTTAAATTCCATACCAGTATCATAAAAAATAACTTCATCTAATGGATAATTTTTTTGAATTAATAGTAGTAGCATTGCCAAGCTATCTTTTCCAAAACTAACACTTGCTATATACTTCATTATTTAACACCTCCGTTTTTCTTTTGATAGTCTAACATTTTTTTGTATAATGTATTGACTTCAATTTTAAAATAATATGCTAGGTCGCAAACCATTTTTGTTGGCATATTTCCAACGTTACGTTGCCCTTTTGCATAACGATATAATGTATATATACCAAGTCCCAAATCTTTTTGTACCTGATATAATGATACTTTTTGTCCCTCAAATAATTTTATCATTCTAATATCCTCCAAATTCTTTTTTTAATTCATTTAATAACTCGTCGTATTTTTCTTTTGGTAAATTCTTAACCGCATATTTTAATGTAAAATAATATTTATCAATATATTTTATTTTTTCAGCAGTTTCTTTTTGTACGCCATAATATATTATAAACGACAATGTTATTGTTAAAACTATAAAAATTATAAACATATCATACCTCCGTCCTCAATACATTGTTCGCAGTCTAAACATTTATACATATTAACGCCCCTCCTTTAATGATTTAACTTGTTGACGTAAGCGTTTATTTTCTTTGCGTAAACGTTCATTGTCTAATGGTTCGCCCAATTTTTTCATAAATTCTTTGTATAATTCTTCTTTAATAGAATTTTTTAATGTTTCAACTTCAAGTTTTAATGTGTTTATTTGTCTTTTTTGTTTTATCCATAATGGTATTTTATTTATTTGTTTCATTCTTTTTTCAAATGTTTCTACTTTACTCATATTTATTTATCTTCTCCTTTTATTCCTTTTTCACCATATTCAGCAAATGCTATTTCTCCTAGTCTTTGAATATCGTTAATATGTTCATACAACATTTCTATTTCTTTTTTTAATATTTCAATTTGCTTTTCTTTTATTTTTATTTGCCCTTGATAATCACTATCAATTCTTTTAATACTTTCTTGCACCTCTTGTATTTGCATATTTATTTATCTTCCTTTCCTTGTAGAATATCTAAAGTTTCGACAACAATATTATTATCATAAGCAAACATTTTTCTTTCTATATCATTTTCAGTTAATCCATATCCTATTTCAAAATATTTTGTTTGGTTTAATTTATTAATAGCCTTTTGTATTATTTCTTTTAGTTGCTTATTTTCTTGTTGTATTTTATTTATTTGTTTCATTCTTTTTTCAAATGTATCAGTCTTACTCATATTTTATTCCTCCTCAAATAAGTTACTGTATTTAAATAATAAATAGTTATTTAATGCAAATATTAATAATGCAATTAATTTGCTTGATATAAACAATGTCATATCGTCGCACTCGGCACCCATAAACATAATGGCGATAAAATTTATAATAATTAATGTATTTACCACCCATTGTTTGAATTTCCAACTTTTTTTCACTCGTACACCTCCTCTACTTTCTTAACTATACACCAAATGGAATATAAAGTCAAGCCCTAAATGCAAATTTCTTTACATTTTTTTTAATTTTCTAATTTTTCAATAGTTTTTTCACATTTTTATATTATTTAGTAATTGAAGTGTAATCATAAACACGCCTTTAAACCTAATTTAAACGCCTTAATTTGAGTGTTTTATATCTATCTAATGTAATTGTACTATCTAACAATAAAATTGCTTAAAACGCCTTAAAATAGGCAATAACGAGATATTGGTGTTTTGACATTTTCTTTTAAAATTTTTACAAATAAAAAAAAGCACCATTTTATAGGTGCTTTAATATTAATCTTTTTTCAACATATTCGGGTTTTATTATTGGCGTTCTTTTATGCGTATATGTTCCACAATATTCACGTTCAAAACATAATAATATATCACGGATAGCAATTAAATTTTCTTTTGTAAGTTTACCAATAACATTTTCGTCAATTAATTCGCTTGTAATACTTAAAAACATATCATAATCATAATTTTCAATAATATGTAAATAATCGTGGCTCGTATTTTGCCTCAATATTGCGGTATTATCGTGTGTTAATTTACCGCCAAATCGTGCAGGTATTATCAAATGATGTGCGGATAACTGATTCGTTCTTTCAAATGTATATCCCATAAAATCATATTTTAATTTTTTTAGATTATATTCATTTATCATTATACGAGTAATTTCTTTCATAAGCCCCTCCATTATTCAATAATGTTTCACGTGGAACAGTTATTTAATTATTAATTTTTGTCCCGGATATATCAAGTTTGGATTTTTACCAATAACGTCTTTATTATCCTTATATATTTTTTGCCAAGACGTATTATATGCTTTTGCAATTTTAGATAAATTATCGCCTGACTTAACAACATATGTAATTTTTTCAACTTTTCCTGACGCTTCCGGTATTCTTATGCGTTGTCCCGGATATATCAAGTTTGGATTTGCAATTCCGTTATATTTTGCCAATTTTTGATATGTTGTCCCATATAATGAGGCAATTCTTGACAATGTATCGCCTTTTACAACAACGTATATTGTTTCGCCACTTGGCGTTGGAGTAGGAGTTGGGATGTTTTCTGCATATCCAACTAATGTTTTTTTGCCTTGTAAATAGTCAGTTGGATCAACATATTTACTTCCGTTATATATTGCAAAATGTAAATGTAATCCTGTACTATTACCTGTTGTTTTAATAATGTCTGTGCCTAATGTATCACCCTCATTTACTATATCGCCAACGTTTAAATGATTATTTGAACCATTGTCTAAATGGCAATATACGGATTTGCAACCATTTGCGTGTAATAATGTAACACTATTACCACCGCTTGGATTAGTTGTTTGTCCTTTTACGCCTTTTACAACGCTTTTTACTTTTCCTTTTGCAAACGCAATTATTGTTCCAAGAGTTGTAATATCAATTGCTCTATGCCACCCAACAACGTGTACCTTTTGTCCGCTTGAATTTTTATACCAAAAATCTCGATATTCATATCCACTTGAACGATTTATTGTACCTATTTTACCCTTAATTGGACTTTTAACAACATCATATATTTTTGCCATAATTACATCTCCTCGTCAATTATTTCGCCCTCGGGAATTTCAACGCCCAAATCCAAAATTTCTTCTGTTTTTGTTTCCTCAATATTTGTTTCTAATTCTTGATCTTCCATAATTAGACCTCTCTTTCTTTTCATTATTTTTTTTCGATTTCAGTTATTGTTTCTTCTTTAACGTCTTTAACGTCTTTTGTGAAGAAACTTTGAAAAATCATAGTCAATATTGTTGCAATTAAAGCGTCGTCTAATCTACCATTTAATGATAAAATGATAAATACTGTCATACCTGTAATGCTTAATAATGATTTGACTTTTAATAAATTAATCATTGCTTTTTTCATATTTTACATCCTTATCCTTTCTTATGTTCTAAACGATCAATGCGGATTTCGTGGTTATCTAAACGTTCGTCATGCTTTTGCACTTTTGTTTCATTTTTAGACATATTACAATTCATATTATCAATAGTAACATTCAATTTAGTAATTGAACTATTTAACTTAATGATTGGCGTCATTATTGCTATTATTGTTACCACAAAACCTAGCAAAATCATTATTGTATTATTGTCCATAGTTGCATTCCCCTTTCTATAAATAAGCACATTCAAATTGCAATATTGCTAAAAATTTTAATACATCATATACTTTATTACTCATTATATCACCTCCTTTCACTCAAACGTTAGTTCCAAATTTTCAATTACCAGTGTCAAAGGGGTATTGTTAGTAATGTTTGTGTAAGCCGATGATTTTATTAAACTCAAATTTATATAATTGTTTTCTAAATCGTAAGTAACCCAAGTGTATCCACTTGCGTTATAATTAATTCCGCCAGACGCTGAATTTAAGTAACCTGATGTGCCTCTTCCAATTATAGTTCCATCTGTTACAGTGACGGTAGTTATTTTATCAAGTTTTTTTAGAACAGGCACTTGAAAATATATACGTGTTGTTGATGATGAAACATAAGCAGCCAAAACTAATCTTATTGCATTAAATTTATCTCCCGGATAATAATAATTAACATCATTGCCTTCATCATCATAAACTTGAAAAACATCATCTATTGTAGTATCAACTAAGCCATTTATGGCATATTGATAGTGACCGTTTGACTTTTTTGACCAACTATCTAATATTGAACTGCTTAATGTCGTTGCTATTGCTGTTTGTGTTGATGTTGTTCCAACTTGAACGCTACCATTATAACTTGATAATTCAAAAACAATTGGTATTTGTGGAGTTGACACTAATCCTTTTATTGTTGTTTGTTCTGTTGATGTAAATGATATTGTATCTCCGTTTGATATTCCTGAATATGTTTTTATTGTTGTGCCTTTAACTTTAATTACCAAATCATCTGTATAACTTGAAACGTGTTTTGTTATATTTATTGCAAAACTACTATCTAACTCAAAATCTGCTATTTCTCCTAATGTTGAACCTCTAGGAATAGCGTCTGGTGTTATTGTTATTGACTTTGTTGCATCCCCGTGACTATCACTACCATTAAAGAACCATGTCATAATTACTGCGTTTGATGTTCCATCTTCATTGTGAGGGTTTTCAAAAGCAAATCCATATCCTGTTTTACCATTGACTGAACTTAAAAGTGTTGCTCCACTCATTCTTTTAAACGGTGTTGATGATGTAAAATAATATATTTTATTTACTGTTGTTGCATCACTATAATCGTATTGAGTACCCATTGATGTAGATACTGCTGTATTTGAACCTATTTTATATGTAAAACTTGATGTAAGCGTTGTATAAGCGTAAGCCGTTGTCCCCGTTCCGGTTCTAAAACCATAAGGTATTACCTGTATTATATCTTTGTTGTCTGTTATGGCATCTTCTAATGTATTTGAATATCTATAATAAAACCCTTGTTTTGCCCCAGATCTGCTTGACAGTGAAGAACTGCCAGCATCAATCCAATCTCCTCTTGCCATATTATCACTCTCCTATATATCTTATATATATTGTACCATATTTTTCGGTCACAGTCCCGCCTATATTTTGCCTTTTAAAATAGTTATTTTGGCTTTTCCAATATGTATCTAAATAACAATCTATTCCCTCTACTGGCGTTATTTCGTTTGATAATCTACCATAAGTTATATTTTTACCACTTGAGCCATTGCTTTCTAGCATA